TATGTAGGCAGTTTTCATGTTGGCGTATGAGTTGTAAGTTATCAATTCCGATATATTCGCCATCCTTTAATTTGATAGTCGCTTGCATATAATCACCCCCTTTCTAAATGGTGATTATACAAACAATTTTTGCTATGAAGGACCCACAAAAAAATTGCTCAAAAATTTAACAAAACACGGTATAATTTAAATTTATTTTTTTTATTTTTTACGACGAGACATACGGAGCTCATCTTCGTGACGGTGCCGTGCTACTTTAATACACTCTTATTCTGCTTATATTTACCGCATTCCTTATGTACCTTTGCAGTTTTTATTTTTACTAAAGAATGTGATGGCGCATATGATTTACACATATGATCAATGTGAATTCCATTTGCTTTACACCAACCCTTAACATTGTTTAAGCATCTTCGCTTTTCACAATACACATCAGTCAATCGTATTCACCTCGCCTCCTTAAATTTGCATATAAAAAGACCACCTAACCGTATAGATTAAGTGGTCTTTTCGTTTTAGTGTTCTAGGTTTCACTGTGTCGTTGAGAGATAGAGTATTTGTTTTCCTATTAACTCACACTATCATTATAAACTGTCAAGAAGGACAGGTCTAGGACAGTTTTGGGACAATTTTATTAAGCTATTTTTGTATTCAACCCAATAACGCCCCAAAGCAATACGGATAGTTCCTCAATCCCTCTAGCAATGTAGCGTTTGATAGTACGAACATCTGGCTTTTCAGGAAAGGATTCAGCTATTTGCTCTAGCGTTTCCCCATTAATATAATACCTGCGCATGCACTCGCAATACTTAAATTGCTTTGCACTACACTTTTCAGCATAGATGTCTAGCATGTTATTCACATGTCGCATCATTAGTGCGGTTTTTTCTTTACTTTTAACAATAGCATTTACCCTTACTATGCTATTGTCATCGAACATATCAGCTAGCAGTTCATTGAGCCATATATCTTCGGCTTGTGTCGAATCCGAGATAGCATTGTCTACATAAGACTGCAGCTGACTGTAATGCTTTAATAACTTGATCGTGTTGTGTCGAAGTTTACGACCTAGTTGAGCATTTTCTTGTTTAGCTAATTCATAGTAAGTTTTGGTTGCCACCTCTGTGGCCAACCTTGTGATTTTCTCAATATCATATTCATTCAAATATGTTGCCCCCTTTTACTGTATATTTTGTTTTAGTCCGAATTTGTATACCAGCTTCATAAGAAATAATTAAATATAATTAGTATTTACACTACAATAAGCCTGCCTTTGCTATCAACAGGATACGATTTTGTTTCTAAAACCACATGGCCGTTATTTTTATAGCCATATTTCTTTTCCCATTCACGGAATACCTTTGTTAATGCTGTGCTCAGCTCATCAAGATGTTCAGTCTTAACATTTGATAAATAATCACAAGCCCATTCAGCTATTTCATCATCAATATCATAATTGATAATGTCTTCAATAACTCGTTCTGCATCAACTTGTGGAGTGTAATAATTAGGATGCCCTATTCTCACAACTCGTTCATATTCATCTGTGAGCCATGTCTCTTTTAAATCAGGTTCACACTCCATAAGATCATCGATAGCCTCTTGTATTGTATCTTGTGGCTCACCTGCATTTCCGTAGTCATCGACCCAACACCATTTATCCTTATCTTCGATTAGCATCAATTTCACATCCAATCAATAGCTCTACACGTTCTTTAAAATTTAGTCTTGGCTCTTTCGGTTGATGAACAACATACTCAATTTCGGAACCGCCAAACATTTCGTCATACATTATAACTTCAATGTCTTTGTTTTCTACTCTGCTCAAGGCTTCTTCTAACTCTTTAACAGTCATTTTATACCTCCACTAATTTTATAATCACAAGAATATACTCATATTCTTCGTGAGGTGTAAGATTACGTAGTCTTCACCATCCTGAATAATCTCATCAGCCATAGTTCCGATGAACTTTCGATTGTCGTTTTCTAGCACCCCTGCTAACTGCAACCCATCAAGAATAAACTTCTTAGCAAATGCCACGTTATCAGGATCGTGCCTGGTTGATGAGTGCCATTCAAATAACAGGTCTACTTTCCCATTAACAGGTCCTATTTGCTGTGAAAGGCATTGTTCTTTAACCTGCTCAGTACATTTTTTCTTCATCGCTGCAGCTGCTATAGTTGAGCCACGTTCACAGTCAATATACTCATTCAGAGTTGGAAACCGGTCATGGGTTTTCTTCCTAAACCTGAACTGACATCTTAATAGAAGCTTCATCGGTGAGACTCCCCATTGAATATAGCCACCGCATATTCACCACGTAGGCGGTCATATACTCTTTGGCTATAATTCTTTTCAGTCCACGCATCACTATAATTCGTAGTAAGAATTATGGGTTTCATCCGGTTGTAGCGATCAATAATGATGCTTTCAACCTTAGACGGTACCCAATCAGATTTCGAGTACTCCGCCCCAAAATCATCAAGCAATAGCAATGGGATATTCCTAAGTTTTTGCTCAAATCTTAGATAAGCTACATTGTCGCCTTTAGACAATGTAAGCATGGTGTCTAATAAATTAGGCATTGAAATCATTAGACACCCTTTGCCTAATGCCATAGCCTGTTTTAGGATACTTACCGCAATCGATGTCTTGCCGGTACCAGCTGGGCCCCTTAATATGAGGCCCTTACCGGAATCAAGATTAGCTTTCAGATTATCAGAATACTTTTTAACCACGTCATAAGCTTCAGCGTTCTCTTTTGGAAAGCTATCGTGTTTACGTAACCAGTCAAAATCCATATCATAATACCGCTTAGGGATTCCGACTGCGGTATAGGTGGTATTAATGTTAGTTTGAATGACTACTGGTTCATCGTAGACCGGATAAAAGAACTCATTTTTTACCGTGGACTCTTTGATATTCTTTTTCCCAGTCGACGTCTTCGTCCTTTCTCGAATTTTTTCGAGACACGCCTCTAGCATTGCTGTTACATTTGCTTGCTCCATTATTCTTTGCTGCCTCCTCCCTAATCTTGTTATTTAGAACGGCGGTGATATACGCGATGCTAGCTTTGCCAACTTCGCTAGATTTACTAATAGCATTAATGACTTCACTTTCACCAAAGTCATTAACAAGACATTCTAGTTTCTCTTTTGTCACAGAAGAAATTTCGCCTACATCATTCATATAAATCTTGAAGACGTTTTTACATGGATCATATTTTTTTGATTCATCATCAAACATGGATAAGATTTCCTTATTTGATTCTTCATTTTCGTGCGCCTCATTATATGAATATGAATATATACTTTCCTTTCCTTTCCTTTCCTTTTGTTCGTTTTGTTCAACGACCGTTGAAGTTCGTTGAACGGTCGTTCGATTTTGTTCCTTTTTTCTGCGAGCCTCACCACTTTTAATGCCTGCGAGCCTACGTTGCTCCTGCTTTTTCTCAAATTTACTTCTTCGCTCTTCTTGTCTGCGAATTAGACTAGGAGACCAAAAATACTCGTCATCACATTCAAGCAATTCGAAATCATAAATTAACGAGTTTACGAACAAAAATGATTTATTTGAACAAAAGAAAGTGCGTTCATTTTCGTTCAACGGTCGTTCATTTTCGTTCAACGGTCGTTCATTTTCGTTCAAAATTCCTAGTTCTTTATCGAGAGCTATAAATGTGTATTTTTTAAAAGGCAGTCTGTAGTCCTCGGATGAAGCTAGTTTTTCGATTAGTTTCCACCACCAGGCATATGAAATAACCCCAAACTCCGACTCCATTGCCACGATTTTAGGATCATTACTCGCATTAACATCGTGGCTGAAGTAATATACATCCTTGGCCATTCATTATTCCTCATCTACAAATAAATTATCCTGGGCTCTGCGCCCCATAATAAACCTTACGCACTCATCGATTAAATCTTGAACGGAAATCGCAAATGTTGAATCTGCATATTCGACATTTAACCAGCCCGTTTTAAATTTGAATTCATTAGGTGTGTTCATATCAGACACGATACCTTCGACACCAACATGGCTAATAAGGTCTTCAATATCGCCATACTTAAATTTGAATGTATTTACCAAAAATGGGATTTTAAATTCTTCCAAGAATTCAAAATTCTTCTTCACAATAGACTGCAGTTTGCTGAATGCTTGCAGCAGTTCAGGACGTGGATCATCCTTAGATTTTAGCGTGAATACATCCGTTAACCCTGTAGCGGATGGTTTTTGATACGCAATGCTGATATCGTTATCTGTGATTGCTATTGATTTAATAATCATAAAGGGCTCCTTTCTTGTTCTACGATTACTAATTTGCCAGTAGCAGCTTGAACCGCTCGTTTAAATGTTTCTGTATCTGAGTTGCTGTCAGATAAATGTAGTAGCCGTATGTCTTGACACTTAGTTAGGTCCATAGATTTGAGGAATTTAATAACGTTTTCTAGGGAAAAGTGAGATTGAATTAATCGTTCCATTCGTTTTTCATCCAGGTAACCGGCTTCTACATGCTGATTTAGTATTTCATAGGAATGGTTGCATTCAACCATGATATGATTCACATCTTTAAATGTGTACCGACAATAATAGGTATCGGTAATATATAAGAGTTTCTCTTCACCGTCAGAAATCAAAAACCCAACATTAGGCACATCGTGTTCTAATTCAAAAGGTAGGATGCTGAAATTGCCTACCGTGAATTGGACTTTTGGGGTTATGAGAATCGCTGTGTGCTTGTCAGACACATACAAAGCATTGGCCGTATCTTTCAGCATATAGACACGATGGCCTAGCTTTAATAAATCATTTACAGCCTTGCTATGGTCGCCATGTTGATGTGTGAGTAACGTTCCGCATAAATGTAGAAAGTTAAACCGGCAATATCTCTGAATGTCTTTAAACGGTAGCCCTGCATCCAGTAGCAGTTCATCACCATTGGTTGAGGTTTTGATTCGGTAGCAGTTCCCTTTTGAGCTACTACCGAATGCTTGAATACTAATCACAATTAATCACCAAACATATTGACTACTTCGCCAGTTTCAGGATTAACAAACTCACTGGCAGGACCAGGTTCAATGTCAATGGCTTCAGAATTTGCATTATTAGCGATGGTTTCTGCTACATCAGATTGAACATCGATAGTTTCACCTTCGAAATCAGGGGTGAGCTCGCCATTATTATCACGAATGACGGCACCATCTACAGAAATTGCATTAGCCATACTTTGCATTTCAACAGATAAAATGCCATATTTACTTAACAAACGTTTGAGTACTGTTTTTATGGCCATGGCGTCAAAGTCAGTTTTCCAAAGGCCAAAGCCCCTTTTGTATGTTTGGGAGTACTTTATAGCGTGGGCTTCAGCATCTTCTTTAGACATATATAAATACTTTTCAAAGCCATTAATGAGTTTGAAATAAGCGATGTAGCCGACTACATTATCACCAGTTCGCTCGCCTAATTCGAATTCGCCTGTGAGTTTGTTATGGTGTTTAATTTCGCCTTCGTAGATTTCACTAGCATTAATGGTCTTATATTGACCTGTGCGCATGGCCAACTGGATATACCCTTTGTATCCCATTTGAAATTGAGCTTCATTAATTTTCTTTTTACTGTTGTAGAAAGGAACAATATAGGCAAACCCCAAGTTTTGATTAATCGGAAGATCCAAAGTGGCTGCCATCACGCCTGCAGTAATAACTGTAGTAGGGTCAGCTTTAGATAAAAGCTCATTATTGTTAGATACAGAAATCAAGCTGGACACAAAGGCCGCTGATTTTTTACCCAAGATTTCATTAAAACGTTTCTTTACCGACTCGCTAGACACCATAGTTTTAAGCGATGGTGTTTGAGTTTGTGCTTTTGTTACTTCACCCATTATGTACCTCCTATGCTACGTCTTCACATACAGCGTGGATATCTAAATTAGATAAAATATTGTGAATTTCTAAACGACCCTTTTGAGTCCATTTAGTTGTAATTTTAGAGTCTAGTCGACCATCACTTCTGCAGAATGTAAAGGTTTCTGATTTAGTGAAGCCTTTTGACATATGCTGCTTGTAGAGGATCCATTGATCCCCCACCTTACGTTGTAGACCAGCTTCATGTAAGATTTTATTTAATTCTTGAGCGCTCATGCCGTAGTCAGCGGCAATTTGTGTGATGGTCAAGCAGGATTTGCTTGAGAGGATTTTATCCACGTAATCCTTGACCGGTTTAAATTCAGCTATCTGCTGCTCTTGTTGAGCGACAATAGCTTTGGTAGCATTGTGTGATTCCACCTCGTTGGCGTAGGCTCTTAGAGCTTCAGGCAATGTCTGTGGAATTGCCATAGAATAAGAACCGGTTTTTCTAATAGCAGGAATTACATCATGCGTAATCCAACGCTTGAATTCTTTGGCTTCAGGTTTTCGACTTGAAAGCACCAGGTTATATAGTCCGTATTCGTTAATAGCAGCAATGTCTTGTTTCCCTCCAGGGGTGTCCAGTTTAACCGACCCCCTTTCATCAGAATCTAGTCGGCTGATTGCATCTCGATGCTTTGTGATTTCTAAACAATCACAAACATCCTTAGCGACAAACATTAATTCGCCATCTACCGGAACAATCCGGACTTGTCCAAATCTATCATTATTAAAAATTTGTAAGTTAGTCATATTCACACCTCCTTAACCACTAATTGTGGTTCTGATTCATCAACAACGAGCTTAATTGTTTGACTATTTACAGAAACAAACTCAGTCACCGCTTCGGCATTATCGATAAACACCGGAGCACTAACTTTGAAATAGCTAGTCAATGCGTTAATGATGTCTAAGCCTACATTAATACGTGCTGCGTTGTTCATGCTGCGGTATGGCACCCCCTTATAGGTAGTTTCACAACATTCTTCAACATTGCCATTCAGCATGACGTTAAACATCTTGAATCGTGCCAATTTAAACCTTGCATTAATGCTTTCTTCAAGCATATTAACCTTGGCCTTAACGAATTCATCCATTAGATAAGAGGCTTCATCAAGTTTCATCTTTTCTTCGGATAGTTCAGCTTGCTTTGTCTCGAGTTCAGACACACGTATATCAATACGCTTAATTTCAGCGAACTTGTTGAGTTCCTGTTCTAGCTTCATGCGTTCTGTTTTGTTGACTGATATTTTAATCTCGAGTTCAGCAATTTCTTCCGAATGATCCGAGTTATCTTCGTTAATCGCCATTTGCAACATAAACTCCTCAGCTTTCAAACTTGCATACTCGGAATCATCATCAAGGACTGGTGCAGTTAGTTTCTCAAGCTCTTCAGCGATAGTTCCCCTTAAGAGTTCTTTTGCTTTAATAAGAGCCTCTAACGTTTCAATAGGTTCTAAATTAGCATCACGCTTTTTGATACCTTCAATATCCTGCTCCTTCAGAGCAATAGAGCGTTCAATCTCTTCTAATTGCTTAGACTTTTTGAGATTATGATTCGCTTCTGCCTTAGCATAAGCATCTTGAATTTGCTCTGCAGGGAGTTTTTGACCGCAGGTTGGACAATGATCGTCAATATCCGCAACAAATGTTTCTGCATTAATCTGGCTTCGTTGAATAGTTAATTCCTCAATTAAGCCTTGAATAAGATTGATTGTTGTTGCAGATTCATCTATACGGCGTTTTGTATCCTCAATCTTAGCGGTTAAACGATTAATTTCAGCTAAAACAGAACCATATTCATTAGATTTTATTGCAAGTTGTTTTTTATGGTCCATTTGCAATTCGGTTTCACGAGCCATAATCTTACGTTGGACTGTTTTTAATTCAGCACGTTTATCAACGAGAGAGTGACCATTCTGCAATAAGGCTTTGTCATTTTCTAACTTTTCGATATCTGCATTCAATGTATCGATGTTAATTCGTAGCACTTCCGGATTAGCAGTCACTTCAGGCTTACCTCGTAAGGCTTCATCTATACGAACTGGCAGCATATCCAATTCTTTGTTGATAGTCGCTTTTTTAGATGCAACTACCTTGCGATGATCATCTACACTATGACCGGATAAGATATCTGTTAATGCTTTTAAATCGCTGTGGCTTGCAATGACATCTTCATCTGAGATATCTCCGCACATTTCCAATAGCAACTTACGGCGATTTTGCCAGGAGTACGTTTCGTTAAAATACAAAGGATTTGTAATCAGTTTGAAGATGCTTTCATCGACAAGCGAACTAACCATTTCTTTGTATTCTTTTTCTTTTTTAGGAACACCATCGACAAAATAATCTGTCGTATGACCTGTGAGGGTAACTTCGCCACCACGAGGGGATGAATACTTTTCACGATACACACGCTTAAGTTCAACTGTGCCCCCTTCGTCCAAAGTAAATGTTCCTGTTACTTCATGATTAACTTTATGGATAGGTTCGCCACCATCCAATGTCTTAATTTCGAAATCAGCTCTATCTAGGCTATCTTTGCCGAATAATAACCAGCACACAGAGTCAAATACAGTCGTTTTGCCGGTAGCATTATCGCCACAGATTACAACATCGCCTTTTAAATCTAACGTAAAGGAAGTTAATCCTTTGAAGTTAAGTAGTTCTAATTTTGTGAGTTTCATATCATTCTCCTATACAACAGTGGCATCCACATCGATGGTGTGCGGCTCAATCTGTAATTGATTGGCCCATTGCATTACCGTCGAATTAACTTGAGCGTTCTTTTTTAGTTCTTCATTAGCGAAGAGCTTCGCCTGCACTAAGTCAAATATTTGACGACCTTTCTTCTTACCCTTATTGGCCAATTCTAGGCATGCAACCGGCTTCATAGCATCGTCGGTAACTAACACTATTGCCGTAGTTCCTTTCATGACTCTATCCCGGTATGAGCCCACACAATTTTTTAATCGTTTACCAGCAGTCATTAATTCTGCTGCAGTTCTTGGGACCATAAAATGCATTCCGTTTACATCCGCTTGTAGTTGAGGAACCTCTGGAAGCATTACGTCGCCGTACTCTTGCTTGTTGTAAATATTAACTACAACATCATGGAAGTCTTTTAACTTGCAATTAGTATTCCAAACTTGAGCTATATACTTACCAGTTATTTGACTGTACATATTAACAATATCCCTGATATCTGATGCGGTGACATTTAGCAAATATCGCAATAAATTTCGCTCACCATATCGTTTGGAAAGGCCAAGCCACATATTAAGTATTTTTTCAGTCCTAACACCCATATTCTCATCTAAATGAGCTGCATTAATTATTTTCGCAGATACATCATCGAACCCTTTTTCTCGATTAAGAGTCAATATTGTCCTTCGATTATTTTCATCTTTAAAAACATTCAGCATATCTGATAGCTTAACAATCATAGGGTCATTAACCATCATGTTACGCAATAATTTACTATCAGGAGCTCGATGATAAATTCGCAATGCTTCTAAGAACCCGGTCCCCTTTTTAGTCATAGCTAAAACGGAATCATAAAAATGCAGATCTCTTATAGAACCAATCCAATAGCGTGAAGTCCATTTAATGTTGCTTTTAATAATTTTAGTGACAGCAGGCATATCAGGAGCGCTGAGCTTTAAGATCATATTAACCAGCATAGAAATCCCATATCCGCCATATTCACTAATCGAATGTGGGATATAAACATCTTTTACTTTATATCCACACTGTTCTGTTAAGCGCTTTTCAAACGTTATGCGCAGACTTTTGAAGAGTTTGGCCAAATGTTCTTTATTAACTCCATGTACTGCATACGATTTCCCTATGTATTTTAAAATTGGCATAATCGGATTATTAGAATCACGAATATAATCGACTGTAAGTTCATGTTTTCTCTTATCTTCATCGATATAAAAAGCTTTTCTGGCTTTGAAATCAAAACGCAAAACTTCTTTATAAGAACCATCTTCAGACGTTCCATCCCAAAACAACTGGATACCTTTATATTTAATACGAAAATCGAGAAAGTCTTTGCAATTAATGACCTCAAAAAACATTTCTTTAGGAAATAATTCCTCGTCATCACATGTTAATATCACTTTGTGTACATATGGTTCGGAGCGAGTCCCACAATTAGGGCAAACATAATATTTCGCACCTGTATAATATCCGCAGCCCATGCTATATTTGCGGTTCCATGTGCCACCAAATGTGTGATTGCAATCGCAATGGTGAATTGTTGTGTAAGCAGCATCATAATGTTTTTCAATTATGATGCTATCGAACATTTTACGGATGTATAAACTTGACACAGTTTCCACAGAACGCCACCGCCTTAATCGCCAAACATAGCAAAGAGGTCAGCATTTTCTTCTACACTAGACTCAACCACTGACTGTGTTTCATCTGTAGCTGGTTTGCTATCAACTGGCGCAGGTTCTTTAGCGGTTTTAGTCTTACGTGTACGCTTTGGCTTTTCTTCCTTTGCGACATCTTCCGTTTTGTCTTTAGGAGTAGCTGTCTTAGGAGGCTCTACCACATCAAAGGCTTTTACAATTGCGTTAGACGCTTTCATAACGCCTTCTGTGTATGCAATACCAGCTTGGTATTCCTCAGCGTTACCAGGGTCCATTTCAATTGCCTTATGTAATATGTCTAGTGACTTCTTACATATATCTGCTTGACTTTTAAATTGTTGCTTAGGCATATTTAAGCCTCCTCTGCCATGATAGATTTCAAATCAGTGATAAGATCATCTGTCAAAGAGTCACTAGATGGTCGAGTAACACCATGCTTGCTAAAAATTGCAAGTGCTTTTTTTGCTTTTACCCCATCTTCGCCCATCCATTCACGAAATTCCTTATAAAAGGCTTTTTTATCTACAGGTTCGGTAACAACATCTAACTCTGCATCTTGTTGAGGGGTTTCTACTGGCTCCGGTTCCTCGGCTTTTGTTGCTTCAGTAGGTTCAGGTTCTGCTACAGGTTCCATTTTTTTTGCTTTTATTGGGTTACCTTCGAGGTCTGTCACATGAATGTCTTGTTCTTGCTCCTCTTTAGCAACTTTATTTGGTGTTTCTTCTTCCGCTTCAGCTTTTCTGATTTTTACAACTTTAGGATTGACTTTAGACGTTACCACATCTACATCGATAGTTTCACAAACTGTTGCTGTAGGCGCTTTGCTGTCATGGCAACTGCCGCAGCATTGATGGTTTAAAATTTCATTCCATTCTGCGATTTTAAGTGCAAGATCCTCTGTGTCATTAAATTTAATTGTTAAGATATTTTGATTTTCCATGATTATTTCTCCTTAAAATTTAAACAGTAATTCATCATCCACTAATTTTCCTTCAACAATTTTAGGGATTCCAATTTCCTGGAGTTTACGAATTACGCTACGACTTTTGGATATATAAATAGTATTTCTTTCAATTTGTACTGCTGTTGGTTTAATTACATATGGCTCTGTTGCAAGCGCAGGCGCCACACAAATGACTTTGTTGTTAATATCTATACCCACCTTGAAATATTCAGGGCCTTTTAACTTTCTGTAAGCCGGCATCGAAAGCTTGATATAGCTATTTGTAGTAACTATAGCTACCTTTTGTAATGATTCGTGTTTGCCCCTGTTATCTGCAAAGAAATTAAAGTCAAATGCATTTACAGTGGCTTTATGTTTTATTGCTTTTATTTCAGGCATTTTATCTCCTTATCTGGTATAATTTACATAGGATATTTTTTATCTGTGCTCGTTACTCATTGCCGTGAGTGCGAGCATTTTTACTTTTACGGCGAATATGTTCATCGTGACAATGTTTGCATACTCTAATTGCCTTACGATTTATCTCGTCATAAATGTAGTTATGAGTGTGTGGAATTAACCTAACTCCACATTTTGTACATGTTCGAACCGGACGTCTCATCGTATTAGCATCCAAATTAACCAACCGTAGAACATAATACTGGCCGCCGTTAATACTAAAATAAATAACGCTCCGATTACATCAATATCTTCCATAATGTTCATCCTCCTTAAATGATTTATAAAGAATAGCTACTGCTGATACAGTGCACAAAAGCAACAGTAGCATAGTCGATGAATGTAACTCATATCCTTGTACATCTGAGCCTTCTAAAATTCCAAAACATGTGCCCAGCATTATGCCTGCTAATTTTTTCATTTTTTTCACTCTCCTATTCTTGCTTGGCATCGTTTCCCTAGCCATGCATTAAACGAATCTAAATGAATCAATCGTTTGCCACCTCGGGCCCCTATCTTCATCGACGGAAAATCAAAGTCAGCTGCCCATTGCCGAATCACATCTTGAGGGACGCTTGCTAGTTCAGCAGCTTCAGCGACTGTTATGCATAATTTATTCCTGTCCACAACAATCCTCCTTTATATCTTTTTTATAGGTGTTCATAAATTTTTCATGAATATTTTGTGTATTCTTAAATAATTGTTTGTATAATCACCTTAGAAAGGGGGTGATTATATGCAAGCGACTATCAAATTAAAGGATGGCGAATATATCGGAATTGATAACTTACAACTCATACGCCAACATGAAACTGCCTACAT